ACATTCAAAAGGAAGAAAATGGGGTGGAAAACCTGTAATATTAGAATTATGGCAGAAAGCTTTTATATCAGCAATTTATGGATTTGTAGATGAAGAAACTGGATATAGAAAATACAAAAAAGCTTTACTCTTTATAGCAAGAAAAAATGGAAAATCCACATTAGCTGCAGCATTAGGATTATATATGCTAACATCAGATGGAGAAGCTGGAGCAGAATGTTATTCGATTGCTACTAAAAAAGACCAGGCAAAAATTGTTTGGAAAGAAGCAAAAAGAATGGTCAAAAAATCTCCAGTATTACTAAAAAGAGTAAAGCCTTTAGTAGCAGAGTTGTATTATGAAAAGCAAGAAGCAGTATTTCTACCATTAAGTTCAGATTCAAATTCATTAGATGGACTAAATGCTTATTTTGTTTCTGCAGATGAAGTGCAAGCAATGAAAGACAAAAATATTATAGATGTAACCTATGATAGTACAAGTGCTAGAGAACAAGCATTGTTTCTAGAAACTTCAACAATGGGAACTGTTAGAGAAAATGTATTTGATGACGAATATGAGTATGCCAAAAATATCATAAATGGATATGAAGACCCAAATTCGGAGTTTGTTGATGAAACATTGCTACCAGTCATTTACGAATTAGATAAAAAAGAAGAGTGGACAGATGAAAAATGTTGGGGGAAAGCTAATCCTGGATTAGGTACAATTAAGCAAACCAAAGATTTAAGAGATAAAGTAGCAAAAGCTAAAATAAAACCAAATGAAGTAAAAAATCTATTATGTAAAGATTTCAATGTTAGAGAAACAAGTATTTCTTCGTGGTTAACTTATGAGGAATTAAACAATGAAGCTACTTTTAATTTAGCTAAAATGAAAGTTAAGTATGGAATAGGTGGAACAGACTTATCAAAGACAACAGACTTAACAGCAGCAAAAGTTATATTTATGCTACCAAATGATCCTGTAATATATGCATTGCAACAATACTGGCTACCAGAAGAACTACTTGAACAGAGAGTAAAAGAAGATCATATACCCTATGATAAATGGCTAGAGAGAGGACTTCTAAGAACTTGCCCAGGAAACAAAATTCATCCTAAATATGTAACAGAATGGTTTTTAGAAATTAGAGATAACTATGGAATATATATTCCGTGGATAGGATATGATGCCTGGTCAGCTGAATATTGGGTGGAAGAAATGAAAGGATATTTTGGAGAAGAAGCAATGATAAAAGTATATCAAGGTAAAAAAACATTATCGTCACCGATGCAAAATTTAGGAGCTGATTTAAAATCAAAATTAATAAATTATAATAATCACCCAATTGATAAATGGTGTTTGAGTAATACAAATATAGATACAGACAGAAATGGAAATATACAGCCAGATAAAAGTAAAAAAAGATTAAGAATAGATGGAACAGCAGCTCTACTAGATGCTTATGTAGTATTAGAGCAAAAGAAAAATGATTATCTTAATATGATATAGGAGAGTGAAGAATTGAAAGTAAGGAGTATGATTTCCAACATATTTGGAAACAAGAAAGTAAAATATAAGAAAATTGACATCTTTAAATTATTGAATGACAGCAATTCTAGTTTCTATACCTGGAATGGAAAACTGTATGATAATAATACAGTAAGAACAGCTATTGGAACGAATGGAATTAATGCAGGAAAGCTAAATCCAAAGCATATTAGAAGATATGATGGAGAAATAAAAGTTTCACCAAATAGGAACTTAGAAAGAATATTAAAAGCACCCAATAAATATATGACAATGTTCGATTTTATACAAAAAATGATGATACAAAGAGATATAAACAATAATGCTTTTGCTTATATTGATAGAGATCCAAATGTACAAGGTATGGATGGAATATTAGGAATATATCCATTGGAAGCATCGTCAGTAGAATTACTAGAAGACGAGAAATCAAATTTATATATTAGGTTTAGATTTAGAAATGGAGAAACAAAAATAGCAAGTTATGTAGATGTAATTCATATTAGAAAGCATTTTAGTGAAAATGATTTTTGGGGTGAAAGTAATGTTAAAACACTAACTCCACAATTAGAAGTAACAAATATAACTTCGCAAGGAATTACTAATGCTATTAAAAATACAGCGTTTATTAGGGGAATATTAGAATTCGCACAAGTACTAAATCCAGATGATGTTGATAAACAAGTAAAAGATTTTTCAGATAGATATTTAGATATAACAAAAAATAGTAAAGGTTTAGCATATACAGATCCAAGATATAAATTTCACGAAACAAAAACAGAACCATTTGTACCAAATAAAGCACAAATGGATTACACAAAGCAAGAACTTTATGATTATTTTAATACCAATGAAAAAATTATAAAGGGAAATTTCACAGACGAAGAATGGATTGCTTATTTTGAAACAACCATAGAACCATTTGCTATTCAAATGAGTCAAGAGTTCACAAGAAAAGTACTAACGAGAACAGAACAATACTATGGAAATGAAATTATATTTGAAGCAAACAGACTAGCAAATGCTTCTAATAGTACAAAAGTAACAATTTGTAAAGAATTAAAACATTTATTTACAATAAATGAGCAAAGAGAAATGTGGAATAGAGGACCAGTTCCAGAAGGTGATAAAATGCTTCAATCATTAAATGATGTTAACTCAGAAATAGCAGACGAATATCAATTAGGAAAAAATAAAGAAGAAGGAGAGAAAAAGGAAAATGAGTAAAAGAGAACAAAAAAATCAAGATGCGATGCAAAGACTAAGAGAAAACAGAATGTATAGAGTTTTTACAAATTTAAAAACTAGAAATGAAACAGTACAAAATGAAGAAGGTCAAGACATTAATGAAATGATTGTGCAAGGACAGGCTGTGACTTTTGAAAAAGAAACAGTTTTATTTACTTGTGGCAACACGGAATATAAAGAAGTAATAGACAGAAATGCTTTTAATGAAGCGGATATGTCAGATGTTATATTCAACTATAATCACTCTGGAAAAGTAGTAGCAAGAACTAGAAATAATACATTAAAACTAAATATTGATAGCAATGGATTAAATATTGAAGCAAGACTTGATGGAACAGAAGAAGGAAGAAAACTATATGAAGAAATAAAAGGCGGATACATAGACAGAATGAGTTTTTGCTTTGATATTGAAGAAGAGTCTTATAACCAAGAAACACATACATGGAGAGTACTAAAAATAAAAAAATTATATGATGTCAGTGCGGTGGATATTCCCGCTTATGATACAACTTCACTCTCTGCAAGGAGTTCTCGATTGGCGGTGGCTGAGAAAGAACAAAAAGCTCTGGAGAGAGCCAAATTGCAAAAAGAGAGAAGTAAACAAATATTATTTAAAACATTTTAAAGAAAAGAGGTAAAAGAAAATGAATGAAAAATTAAGAAAGATTTTAAAAAGAAAAAAAGAAATTAGAGCAAAATTAGATGCTCAAATTCAAGGTACAGTTGAATTAACAGAAGAAGAAATTCAAGCATTACAAGGAGAACTAAAAAATTTAAACGAGGAAGAAGAAGCAACATTAGAGGAAAGCGAAAATGAAGAAGAAAGAGCTTTGGCAGCAGAATTAACTAAAAGAGCAAAAAACAAAGAACTAAGAGTAGTAAATAGACCAGGAGAAGAAAAAAGAAATGCAGAATTAACAAATGAAGAAAGAGCAAAAAGGGGAAAAGCTTTAAGAGAAAAAAGAAGTATTACAGTTGGAAGTAGCGAAATAGCTGTTTCAAAACATACAGCAAAAGGAGTAAAAGGAACATTTAACGAAGTATCTACTTTAATTGACTTAGTAACAATTACACCGCTTGAAGGTGGAGAGTCTTATGAAAGAGGCTATGTAATTTCTCATGGTGAAGGTGGAGAAACAGATGAAAATGGAAATTACAAAGATACTGAAACTAAATTTGGATATGCGGAAATTAACAAACAAAAAGTAACAGCATATTCAGAAGAACCAGAAGAAGTAAAAAGACTTGCAGATGCAGCATATCATGATGAAATTGTAAATGGAATGACTATTGCTACAAAGAAGAAATTATCAAAAGATATCTTAGTAGGACCAGGGACAAAGGGAAGATTACAAGGAATATTTACTAATCCAGAAAAATTTGCGATTAATAAAAACACAGATATAGAAATTGCAAAAATTGATAATAAGACATTAAATAAAATTATATTCTCTTATGGTGGAGAAGAAGACGTTGCAGCTGATGCTTGTTTAATACTATCAAAACCTGATTTACAAGGATTTTCAGATGTTAAAACAACAGATGGAAAAGACTATTATGACATTGAAATAAATGGAAATACAGGAAAGATAAATAAAGTTCCATTCGTACTAAATTCAGCAGCAAAATCATTACTTAATGATAAAACACCAGCAGGTGAATACTGTATGGCTTATGGCTCATTAAGCAATTATGAAGTAGCCTTATTCTCAGAATTAGAAGTTAAAGAAAGTGAAGACTATAAATTCAAAGAAGGACAAATTGCTCACAGAGGTTCAGTTTTCGCAGGTGGAAATGTTGTAGCATACAATGGATTTGTAAGAGTAAAAAAAGCAACTGTTTCAAATAGTACAAATACACAAACTACACCAGAAACAGTGTAAACAAAATGGGGGAATATTCTAAGTGAATAATCCCCTTATTTTAATATTAATTTTAGGAGGAATATAACAATGGTTATAAAATATAAAGTAGAAAAATCATTCATTGATAAAAATACAAAAGAAACAGTATTTGTAGACAGCATCATAGATATTGACATAAACAGAATGAAAGAATTAAACGCAAAAAACATAGGAAGGGTAATAGATGTCATTGAAGATAAACAAGAAGTAGAAAATGAAAAATTATTAACTAATGATGAGAAAGAAGAAGTTGTTGCTTCAGATGAAGTTGAAGAAAAAGAACCAGATACAGAAGGAATTAAAAATCAAGAAGAAAAATATATCGATAAAGTTTCTAATGTTATCTATCAAGGAGAAGAGGTATATCTTTTTGAACTTTCAGAAAAAGAAATATTAGATTTACTTTCTAAAAATCATTCTTTATCTTTTGATGATTTTATTAATGCAAAGCGTTCTGTTATGGAATCAATTTATCAAAAGTGCATTCTTTCTTTATCAGAAAAGTCATCAGAAAAGCAATTTGTACTAGTTGGGGTCAATACTACAGATGAAGAACATTTTGAGGATATAAAACCTATCATTGAGTCTTTTATTAGAAAAAAAGGATTAAACGAAAATGAATTAGGTTATGCGCTTCTTGGCATTGATATTCTTTCATTCATTCAAATACGCGGATATGGTATTCCAATTCATACGATTATTCACGAAGCAAATCATTTGCTTAGTAGATCTTCTCTTATCTTTAATCCAAGTACCAATCTAAATATTGTTTCAAGTGGAATCAGCTATAATGCTTCGAAAGATTTAATTTATGAGATGATTAATGATCTTATGGCTGATGAAATCGAAGAAATATTCATGCGAAAATTTAAAGAGTGTAAATTAGAATTTTGTAGTTATATTTTTCCACCTTCATCTGCTCCTAAATCTATTTATCCAATTCTTGATAATATTTGTAATCATGTTGTACTGGATTTCTATTCTTCAGAAAAGGACTTAATTAAGGATTCTATTATTCGTGGTGAAGGAAGAAAAATCTATAAAATTATTGGTAATAAGTTCTATGATGAGATTAATTCTAAATATCAGTGTGTTATCGATGCTATGAGAAAGAATCCAGGTAGTCCTATTTTATTGGATGATAAATTTTCGCAAAAATTTAATTCTTATAAGACTTTGTTGAAAGAATGTTTTCAAAACTATTATCAGTATGAAGAACAGATGAAACAATATCGAAAAAATTTCTAAAAAAAATATCTTGGCTATCAACCAAGATATTTTTTATACTAATGGCATTCCAGTCATCTGTTCTGGAATTTCTATATTCATGATTTTTAACATAGTTGGAGCGATGTCTCCTAGTTTTCCGTCTTTTACTTGATAATTTTTATCACAGACAATAAATGGTACTTTATTGGTAGTATGAGACGTAATAATATTTCCTTCTTCATCTATCATTAATTCACAGTTTCCATGGTCTGCTGTTACGATTAAAGTTCCATTCAATTCTTTTATTTTATTATAAATTTTTCCTAAATTTTCATCTACTGCTTCTACGGCCTTAATCGCAGCTTCTAAAACACCAGTATGCCCTACCATATCACAGTTAGCAAAGTTTAAAATAATTACATCATAGGTATTTTCTGTTAATTCTTTTATTAGTGTATCTGTTAGTTCATAAATACTCATTTCAGGTTTCAAGTCATATGTTGCTACTTTCGGAGATGGGATTAGAATTTTCTTTTCGTTTTTATAATCTGCCTCTTTTCCACCATCAAAGAAGAATGTTACATGGGCATATTTTTCTGTTTCTGCGATTCGAAGTTGAGAAAGTCCCTTTCTTTCTAAGTATTCTCCTAATATATTGGTAAGTTCTGGATCATTAAATGCATGGGGTGCGATTACTGATTCTACTACTGGTAACATAGTTACTAGTTTTACATTATGAAAACGTTTTACTTCCATATCATTAAACTCTGGATTCGTAATTGCTGTTAGTATTTCTCTTAAACGATCTTTTCTATAATTAAATACAATTACTCCATCATTTTCAGAGATATTTCCCGATTCTTCAAATACTGCTGGTATTAAAAATTCATCTGTTACTCCCTTTTGGTAACTTTCCTCGATATAATCTTTTATGGATAAAGATTGATTCCCTATTCCATTTACAATGGCATCGTATCCTTTTTTTAGTCGATCATAGTTGTTATCTCTATCCATTCCATAGTATCTTCCACCAATGCTTGCAATTTTTCCGATTCCAAGTTCTTTTAGTTTGTCTTCTATCCTAGAAATATATTTATATGCACTTTGTTTATCTACATCTCTTCCATCTGTAAATAAGTGAAGATATAAATTATCTATTTTTTCTTGATTGCACATTTCTAAA